CATCTTGCATAGCTTGATTGATATAGGTATCTGTTTTTTGATTAGTTAATCGTTCTGTAGCTAACTGCATCTTGTAATTTCTACGAACAGCAGCTTCCCCTGATTTTATTTTGGCAAGCACGTCAGATACTTTACTTGCAGTAACCTTACCTAAACGTGCCTTAAACCATTCGTCTGTGCGTTGTTCCATTAGAATGGGTCTCCACCTTGTTGTTTAATAGCATTGGCTACTTCTTCTACACTAGCCACTGATGTATCTATACCAATACCTAAAATGCCTAATGCACGACCAACTGCTGATGTTTCTGCATTTTCAATATAACTTGTTTTATTTATAAATGAACTTCCTTCTTTTTCATACGCATGACCAGTTGCTACAATTTGACCATCAACTACAACAACTGCTTTAAATACAACTACGCCATCTTGATGAGTTAATATTTCAGTCATAATAGAGCCATTAGGATACATTTCTCTAAATCCTCTAATTCGCTCATGAACTTCTACATACTCTTTATTACTTTTGCCAATTTTTATGCTATTCAGCTTAGGTGTAACAGTTTTAACTTTATTTTCTTTCATCTGTTGTTCTTCCTCTTGTTGTAATTCTGCTAGAGCTGCGTCATTGTCTGCACGCAAATCATCTGTTATGTCTTGAATTGTATTAATTAGATTATCCATGTGACTAATACTCCTGCAAATATAAGTAAGAAAAATATTACAGTATCTAATTTATCCTTACGTTTGTTTTCTTTGATATGTTCTGACCAGTGATTAAATTCTCTCATAGTTATACTCCTAATAAATAATCAATGTATGATTCTGCATCTTCATGCTTCTTAAATGACTCTTGATACAGATTGTTTTCAAAGACCATATAAACATCTTCATCCTGGTCATGTTCTATTTTATATTCTGCACGAGGCTGTGATTCTAAATAACCATCGTAATCTGTCAACCAACTATCGTAACTTCTAAACATACTTCTCTCCTTAAATATTATTTACTCTATCATATGTATCAGACCAGAATTTTTCTAATTCTTCTGGTGTTGTAACACCAACTCTAGTCCAATATTGTATATCCTCATTTGCTTGATTTGCAAAAGACACTTTTTTATTAGTTCTTTTAATATAAGCTAAAAGTTCTTTTTGTTTCTGTGTTAATGTTGCCATACTTCTCTCCTTAATTAATTACTACAATATCTATTGTATACATAAAAAATATTAAGTCAAGCATATTGACATAAATATTTTAATAAATTATAGTGTTGCATAAGGAGGTCAATTATGACATTTAATGAAGCAATAAAATTATTTAAGAATAGACGTGAAATGGCTGAAGCACTAGGCGTTACACGCCAAGCTATTAGTTTATATAGTAAGAAACCAGAGAAAGATTTACCTAACTATAGAGTATTACAAATTGAACACTACATTAGCAATAAACAGATTTAGTCACATTGTGATTGATAAAGAGGGATTTTCATTGCGTAAGTTTTGTAGTTATCAAGATGCAAAATGGTTTGTAAGAGACAAGCCTGAATATATGGTAAAGAAAATTAAGATTAACTTAGATGATTTTGAGGAGTGTAAATTTTGAGAATCAGAAATTGGAGTAAATTTCAACCGCCTATGAAAGATAGAAATGTTATATGGATAAAAATATATAGACAGATACTAGAAGATTATGAGTGGCATAATTTGTCTTCAGACAGTAAAGCAACATTATTAGAGCTGCTATTATTAGCATCTGAAAACAATGGGCAACTACCTGAAGTCCACAAGATAGCCTTTAGATTAAGGAAGACAGAGGATTTCATTAACAAGCAAATCAGTCTGTTATCACATTGGTTACAAGATGATAACAACTTGATAACAACTTGTGAACAAGATGTTTCCCTAGAGAAGAGTAGAGAAAGAGAAGAGAAGACATATGTTCGTTTTGATGAGTTTTGGAATTCATTACTACCTAAACGTAGAGTCAATAGAAAAGGTTGTATAGAAAAATGGAAAAGTCATAACCTAGATACTGAAGCTGATAATATACTGTCATGGTTAAAACAAATGAATATGACTAAGGAATGGAAAGAAGGATTTAATCCATCGCCTGAAGTCATTATTAATCAACGTAGGTGGGAAGATGGTGTTACTAAACCTACAACAAGAGGGAGAGTATTATGAGTGAGATGACAGCAGGTGAAGTATTAGAGCAGTTGATTGTCACTAAAGAACAAGTCGATGAAGCAACAGGTAAGATTATTCCTCAAGACTTTAAGATTAAATCAGCACAAGGTTATTACGACCAATTACAAAAGTATTACGCATCAGAAAAAGGTGCAGGCTATAGTTTACCCTGGGCAAAGACTGATGGACATTTTGCAGTCAGGCTAGGTGAGCTAACGATATTGCAAGGTGTATCTGGTCATGGTAAGTCAATGATGTTATCTCAAGTATTTCTTTACTTGATGCACTACACTAAAGTCTTGATAGCATCTATGGAAATGAAGCCGGTATTAACACTAGATAGAATGATTACCCAAAAGCTAGGTAGCAATCAACCCACACAAAATTACATCAGACAATTCTGTAAAGACTATAACGACAAACTATTTATTTACGACCAACAAGGTGTCACAACTGAAGATGATATGTTTGCGACATTGTTGTATGGAAAAGAAATACTAGGTGTTAATGTATTTTGTATCGACTCATTAATGAAGATAGGAAACATTAATGAAGACGATTACAACAGCCAAAAAAAGTTTGTAGATAAATTAGCTGCATATTGTAGAGACATTAACATCCATGTCTTTTTAGTTTGCCATACTCGTAAGATGTCAGACGAATATCAAAGACCAGATGCAACGAACATTTTAGGTAGTAGCCATATCAGAAACCTTGCTGACAATATTCTTTTGTGTTGGCGCAATCGTGAGATAGAAGATTTAAAGTTTTCTGGTAACTTACCACCTGAGAGAGAGAACGAACCAACTGCTTATTTGAGTGTACAGAAACAACGTAACCATACATTTGAAGGAACATTTGGTTTGTGGTTTGAAGAAAAATCATTAACTTATAAGGAGAGACCATGAATTTAAATGACGTAGTAGAAAAATTAATCAAAGAGTTTAATGCAGACACATATCGCATTAAGGATAAAAACGGAACAGTAATTAAATTTGTTAAGAATGGTACGGAGGTGAAGTATGAAAATAAAAAAAACACTACATGTGACTGATAAAGGTAACTACTTACAAACCGCCATTGCTGTGGTTTCATCTTTAGATGAAGGGGTGTATGATATGATAATTATGGATAAAGATTACGCAAGAAGCCATGACCAAAATAGCTTGTTATGGGGTGTTATCTATAAAGGCATATCAGATACAACCGGATATACGATAGATGAAGTGCATGACATATGTCGCATGAAATGGCTGACTGAAGACGATGGTGAATTAAAGTCAACCGCAGGATTAACCAAGACTGAGTTTAATGAGTACATTGATAAGATTATTAACTGGTCTAAGTCTTTAGGAATAGGGTTTGAAAAAGAGCGAGAAAGAATATCTACAACGTCTCCATGATTTTGGATGTGTTGTATGTCGAAAACACCTAGGAGTTTACACCGAGCCTGCAATGCACCACATACGTCATGGAATGGGAATGGGAATGAGAAATTCTAATGACATGGTACTCCCACTATGTGGAGCGCATCACCAAACAGGAGGGTATAAAGTTGCCCTCCATGCAGGTCAAAAAGCGTGGGAAGAAAATTTTGGTACAGAAATGGAACTTCTAGAATGGTTAAAGGAGAACCTTTAATGTTTGAATATGTGCTTGTAGTTTATTGGACAATGCAGACACCAGAATACATAGGTAACTTTAAAAGCTGTGCAGATGCTACGCAATGGTGTCAAACACATTGTGAAGAAGCAGAATACACAAGTTGTTTGCATGAAGATTATATTTATATGCCAGCAGGTTTTGTTAGAAAGGAAATTGATAATGGGAAAGGGAAGCAGTAGAAGAGTTGAAGATACTGAAAAAATAGAATCTAATCCATTTTGGGAAAATACAACATTTGCTAAAAAACAAAGAGAAAAAGATGCCAACAAATCTAAACATACCGACAAGAAAAAGACTGACTGACTTAGGTTACTTGGTCGAGAATGTAGAGAAGTATAATACATTTAGTCGTAAGAAAAATGACTTGTGGGGATTTATAGATTTCCTTGCTATTAGACGAGATGAAGTATTAGCAGTCCAGGTCACATCTAAAAGCAATATGAGTAGTAGACGTAAAAAGATTACCGAGCATGAAAATGTAGGTAAGGTTCGTGAAGCTGGAATACGAATAGAGTTGTGGGGGTTTTACAAAGAAGGTAGAAAATGGGAAGTTAAAGTGGAGGATTTATCTTGAAACTAGATGAGCTAAAGCATTTGTTGGAGTTGTGGGTACGCTATATGAGAAGTGATAAGGCTGAGATAGCAGAGCTAGGTTATCCTAAAAAGTCTGCATTTCTAGCAACTGGCGGTGAATCTACCAATGATGTGTTTGAGGATATGTTTCATGCAGGAGAGATAAAGAAAGTAGAAGTATTACACGCTGTCATTCATTCACTAGAGCCTGAACAGCAGAAGGCTATCTATCATTTTCATCTAAAAACTAAAGAACCACTATACGCAATGATTAAATATCAGAACGCTATCGACAATTTATTAACAATTGTAGGCAGAAGACTTGATTAATTTTGAAAAAAGAGTATAATTGTGGGTGGGAAGAAGCGTCCAAAGCTAGACATACTCCCTCCATCTAAGAAGCCCAGTTCTCTCTCTTGCTGGGCTTTTCTTTTTTAAGGAACACATATGCCGTTGAAGAAGGGTAAATCAAAGAAAGTTATCTCTGCTAATATACGCACTGAGATGAAATCAGGAAGACCTCAAAAGCAAGCAGTTGCAATTGCATTATCTAAAGCAAAGAAAAGGAAATAATCATGCCAAAGGTTGGTGGAAAAACATATAGCTATACAAAAGCAGGTATGGCAGCTGCAAGAAAAGCTGCTAAAAAGACAGGCAAGAAGATGACAACTAAAACATCTTATGGGAAGAAAAAATAATGGCAAAGGCTGGTCTTTATGAAAATATCAGAAGAAAACGTGCAAGAATCAAAGCAGGAAGCGGAGAGCGAATGTCGCCAAAAGGAAGTAAATCAAGACCAACAGCAAAAGATTTCAAACAAGCAGCCAAGACGGCTAAGCGACCTACTAAAAAGCGTGGGTGATTGTGTGTGAAAGTCCATGCACTTATGAGTGCTATTTAATTGATAACAAATGTATAAGATGTCATAGAACAGTAGATGAGATTAGAAACTGGATAAAATTGACTGATGAGCAAAAACAAGAGATAATCAACAGATGCTCAGAATATTCGTAGGATTTGATGGAATAGTAGAACCCATTGCTTACCATGTGTTTTGTCAAAGCGTCATAGAAAAGGCAAGCATACCGGTAA